CCGCGCGTCCCCGGCAAATCAACGCCAAAGGAGTCGAGCTTCTTAGAGTGTGATATAACATCACTGGATAGCCCTTGCAAGGCTAAAACCAATGAGTCGAATGCACGATCGCCATAAATCTGGCGAAACTTACGGGAGCCAAAGCGCGCGAGCGCTTCAACCAAATACTCGTCAAGCGGGTTCTCATTCCGCTCTTTCAAGTACACCGTGTAAGAAGGGTACACGAAATCACCGGGCAGAGGAGTAAAATCCTTACGTCCACGCCAAGTAAAAGTGTCGAACACAAAACCGCACCATTGAGACCTTTTAGCATCTGGTCTCTTTTCCCCGTAAGGGGTTGCCACAAAGCCACCGAGTAGGTGACCGTCTCCATAGCCGTCCGGACCGAACATGTGTAATGTTTTGTCCAGCCAGCTTAAGACAATGGCTGCGGCACTAGGGTTACCGTTTCGCACGAAAAAATTATGCAAAATAAAAGCGGTTTCCCCAGTGAGCCTGTCCTTGAGAAAGGCAGGCCGAATAAGTATACCCGAAAGATAGTCCTTTCCGCAAGATTCACGGAACGGCCCAGACCAGAAAGACTTCTCATTATTAAGGAGAAATCCACACGCATTTAAAACCGCGCGGAAGAGCGGTACCGCTGCCACAGGAATAATGATATCATCCCCGTAAACAGAAGCGAACTCCCCTCTGTGTTCATCAACGCAAGAACTGGCAAGGGCCCAAAAAATTAGGGTCTCGAGCGGAAACGTAAATCCATTTCCCATTGATGAAAACTTCTGGAGCTTCATTGGCACTCCTCGATCCAAAACATTTCCTGTTCGGAAATAAGACAGAAAAAGGAACCAATTGATTGGTAGCAAGTGGGCGACAAGCTCACGAGCTATCAAATCAGAAGCACTACTGAGGTCGAGCGTTGCTAACGCTCCCGTAATACTAGCTTCTTTAGCGAGTTTTTGATTCACGCCTTGGTCGCGAATATCCACACCTCTAGAACGCAGCCGGTCAGCTATAAAATCGCCAATCCCCAGTTGAAAGAAACTATTCAACGAGGGCTCAACGACAATGCTACGATCGGTACGAGCATTCTTCGGGACGAAGGATAGCTTGCCGGGATGAATCTCCACGGTAACTATCGCCGTATCTTGGTCTTCTTTGAAGTCGACCCAGGCAGGCAACTCCTCAAGTAATCTTCCGATCACCGGAGCGAGCTCTTCACTACATGCGAACACCTGGCTCAATTTATTTCGAGCTGATGCTGTTCTTTTTTGAACTTGCGTCGTTGCACCAGGCCCAAAACGACACCGAAGCAAGGAAGGGTCCGGGACGTTCCCGAGTACCGAGGAGATTTTTCGTTGAGCCGCGTAAAGCACGCGTTCAACGGCGGGCGTAAATTGATAACGCCCGCTTCCCCAGTGTCGGAATATCTCGTTAGTTTCCATACAGCGTCGTTCTGAGGCTACAAACTTTTCCCGCGCAACCGCCTGCTTGTCTATACCCAAGTCCAAGTCTGCACGCTTTGTAAAGAGCGCGAGGGCCTGAACAATGTTAAGGGCGTCGACAGCGGATAAGCGATCGTACGGGGGCTTGTAATCACAGAGTTCGGCATATCTCTTCCCAATGATTAAATCAGAAAGGTGTTTGCCATCCTCGTCAGTTACCTGACTTAAGTGATGCTGTGCGAGCTCCTGAGAAAATGCATCCATCTCAGCCGAACTCAATTGTGCATCCCATGCTTGTAGTTGCATATTGCCTCCTTAAGTGGAAAGACTACGGGATTCCCCAGAATGGGGCCAGCCAACCACACCGAACTCTATTAGGTCGGAGCGACGAGCTGGTCGATGAGTTCCGGCATCGGGCCGGTGCTAGCTGCAGCAACAGACGTCGACACGTTATTTCCAATATTAACGGAGATTTGACGTGCCAAACGGCGACTCGTGACACTTGAGCGCTCGTGGAAATAACCCACCGTTTCAACGGTGTCCACATGAGCAACTCTCGGAGCCGCAGTATAGCCAGCAGCGTTTTGGCCTGAGACGGATTCCATTACAGGAACTTCGACTCGGGTCACCGTCTTATACACACCCGACTTCAAGCGCTCGATACTCATGAGCGCTGAAACTTGAGCGTAGGCCGGCAGGGATGCCAGCTGTTCGCGCCAAGCGGCTGTAACCTTACCCTTTTCACGGGTTACGGACACAGCTACGAGCGTATGTAGAACGGGGGTTGCAGCGCCGTCGTAGACGGCAATGTTGGCGATAGCCGACATAAGAGACTACTCCTCAAGGAGAAATGAAGGTATAGCAGATACGCCAGGAGGGCGAAGGGAGGTTCTCACCAAAAATCCCTTACTACTTAGCTATTCAACGCTTTGTAGTTAATAATAAAGCCACAGCATTAAGTGCATGACCCCACGAAGCCACCTTTTCAAGTGACTTGAACTCGGGCAAGGGAACAGACAGCGTCGTTGATACAGTACGGCTGATATTCGTCCATTTAACGGAACATTTAGATCCGTTGTGGTTCGCGAACGCAACCCAGCTGCTAGTCATCTTCGCCTTCTGCCCGAAACTTTCGAGCTTAAACACGTGGGTAGTGACAAAAGAACCTGTTATAGCCGTTTGCAACCCCTTCGCCGCTAAGTAGTTTCCGATCGGAATAAACCAATCAACTACAAACGACCAAGGGAGCAGTTCCCATGCCATCGGCACGGGGTCCATCAAACCAGAGAGTCGTATCACATCTTTCTCGCGCAAGCGAGCGACGATCCTCGACCTACTAGTCATCAGAACAGGCATCCAGGCAACGTTACCATACCCGGACGGCCACGGGACATACTGCGTTGGGTGAACTTTCAAACCCGACGCGTTCCGTGACACAGTATAGGTATTAACAGTGGGATTACGAAGTTGGTGGTCAATGAAGACCGCCGCATCGTACACATCCTTTACGAGTGGTTTCCATCCATATTGCAGTTCTAACCAAT